GTTTATTAAAGAGTTCACAATAAAGATAGACTTGTACATCATATCCATATTTTTTGGCTGCATAAGGGAAGGCTTTTAAATCGCTTGTTGTTTTCAGATCAATTATTCTATAAGAATCTAATACATCTGCTTTGCCTCTAAATGGATAACCTCCTATCATTCCTATTGCAGGAGTTTCAAACTCGCAGTTAGTTATTAAGCTTAATGCGTGTTCGTTTCTTAGAAAGGCATCAGCTAATCTTTCTGCTTGATATTTCTCTTTTATAGTAAAGACTTTTCCATGTTCTTCTTTAGCTAGTTTATATGCTTTCGTGCTTTTGCTTTGAACGTTTACAAATATTTGAGAATTAAATACATCTGGCTCTAATATGCAGGTATGAAATAACCAGCCAAGAGCAAAAGCATTAGTCTGTTCTGATCCGTACTCAGTAACGTATTTATACTTTTTTGGACTATCTAATAATAGTTTTATAGAGGAGGAGCTTAATGCGTTCTTTCCTAAGTAACCATAGTAGAACTTATCGTCCTTCATTTTCTCTAGGAGTTCTTTTTTAGAAAAGGTCTCTCCGTTTAAGAGTGTAATATTATCCATAGTAAAGTAAGTATTAATCCTAAGTAACTAAAGGTTAAGGCGTTTATTTTGTTTTCGTATTTTTTCATATTGTTTTTCTGATTTTCTTGCTCGGGTAATTGCTCGGTGTTTATCTCCTCTTAACTTATCAATGACATTGTCAAAAGACCTCCGCTCTAATTCTAATTGATTAACATAAAAGAATATATTAATTATTGGTGTTTCAAAATCTTTATATTTTTTATTGTCTTTAATTAAATTAAGCAAAGCATCCATGTCGGCTGTGTACTGGAGCTGTCCTAGATTTCTCATAATACTAAATCTATTAAATATTCTAATTTTAATAAAAATAGAGAACCCATAAATAACACCATCATTAAAAATAATGCTATTAATAAATCCTCTACTTCAATTCTTAAATATTTTCTTATTAAGTTTCTCATACTTTTTCTATTTTTTTCTGTAGGTCTGGAGTGTAACATTCAAAGGTTTCATTCCAAACACAAGGTAAGTAAGTATTTAAATCTTTGTTCCAATAATATATTTTATCTATTTTCATTATACAAATATAAACAATTGTTAACAAATAAAAAAGGTTTTTACTATTTATTTTTAAATTGAGCAGAACATACAGCAACTCTTTGATTAGCGTCTTTATATTCATTAATCATAACAGCATCATTCATACATCTTTGGATAAAGGCTCTGCGGGTTTCGTTTTGTTTTGGTTTAGGTATAGGCATAATATTTAATTTTTAGGTGTTTAATATGTTCGTATTTTACTTTTATTATTTTATCGTTTCTATTCCACTTCTTTCTTGAGTACCATTTTAAATGCTCTCGTTTATCTTCTGTTTCTTCTTTGAATTGTGCAACAAATTCTAATAGATCCTTTCTTTTAAAGAAAACAAATTGTTTCAGGTCTAAAATATCAAAAACAATATAGGTTGCTTCTCCTTTTAACCATCCATCTTTGCCTCTTACATTTTGAATTTCTAGCCAGATTGTATTGGTATATCTTTTTCCTTTTACATCTATTCCAAATCCATTAACATAGAAGTCTATATGCTTGTGTATATCGTCTTGTTTACTAGACTTCTTTACCTGATATCCTTTTGATTCTAAAAGTGTCTTAAATCGTTTCTCTGTATCTGTTCCTTCTCTAAAGCTATAGTCCCATCTGTTTTTGCTTATTTGCATATTGATCTATTATGTGTTTATTTATTTCACTGATCCACTCTTTCCATTCTTTTTTTCTACAAGTACATGGCTCATAGTATTTATGATTAAATATTTCAGAGTGGAGGCGACAGATTAATTCAATGCCATCTCTTTCAATTACATTTTGTTTTTTTCTTTGCTGAAATTCTTTCCACTTTTTTAAATCTTCTTTTACCATAGTTTTGTTTGTGCCTTATGCTGATTAATTCGTTTAATTGCTGCCTCGTAATATTCCTTGTCAATCTCACAAGCTGTTAAATCATAACCTAGATTATAACAAGCTATAGCTATTGAGCCAGAACCTAAATGAGTGTCAAGTATTGTATCTCCCTCTTTAGCGTATTTCATTAATAACCACTCATAAAGTTTTACAGGTTTTTGTGTTGGGTGTATTCGATTTGGATTTTGTGGAGCAATTTCTATCCATTTAGATGTAGTACCTAAATTTTCAGACAAACTTGCTATTTCACACATAGACATAGTAAAGTTTTCATTTATTGTCTTTTTCTTCCAAACTACAAAACCTTTCCATTGTGGCTGCTCAAAATTATTAGCACCCCATACAATTTGTTCTTTGCTTACTCTATATAACTCTTTCCAGTATTCGCTTGTTGGTCTGCCCTCCAAACTTTTCATAGACCCATTTGCTCTCATATCTTTAGTAGGCTGATTCACATCTCTGTAAGGAGGGTCTACAATAGCTAAGTCAAAGTGGTTATCTTCATACCTTGATAGTAGATCCATACAATCTTCGTTAGTTACCATAGTTTAACCCTATTTGCTTTTTCTTTCCGCTTGTCGCATCCGCAATCATCTTTCCATATTTTTTTTACAAGCCATTTAATTCCTGTCTTTTTTGTAAACCATTCTATTAGATCTCCTAATCCCATTCTATTTAATCCCATTTTATATTTTTTTTGATTAATTTTTTAACATTGCTATAAGTATTATAAAGACTATAATAACTGATTCCTGTCTTTCTTGATAATTCCATTATTGAAGTGCCAGATCTTATAATATTAAACACTTTTTTATCATACCAGAATACTTTATCTAATAACGTATCTAATTCTTTTATTTTTGAATTAATATCTTTTGGAGGTATATTGTTTTCTTCAGAGATATATTTATCTAAGGCTTCTATTCCTACTTTAAATATCTTTTTCTCTTTTCTATAAAGATCAAGATAGAGAGCTTTGAGGGTTTTATAAACATAGTAGTAATTTATATCATCTCCGTATGAAATATCTAATCCTTTTTTTAAAAGACTATCAATTTTTATGTAGCATTCCTGACAGATATCCTCTGCTATTTCAGGTTTACAGCCAAAACTTTTAACTATTGATAACCAGTCCTGATGTTTGGCTGCAATTTTTTCGAGGGTAGTCAAAGCAGGTTGATTTGTTTTTTGGTTCTATATTTGATTAGATTTTCTCCTGATATTTCAAATCCTACATTATTTAATATTGATCTAAACATTAAGGGAGATTCATAGCTAGTTGGTTTATATCCTAATTCTTGCATTTTAATCTTGCAAGAAAAAAGTCTAGTGTACATCCAAGAATCTGGAGAATATATATAACGGTGAATAACAAGAAAATCGTCAGCTCTATTCGCATTGACCGCCCCTCCCTCAGAATCGCCCACGCTAGGAGGCGGAATTTGTCCTTCAAATTCATGTCCTTTTAAATGTTTTCTTCGCAAGGCTTCAGTCACCGCATGAGCGCAGATCCAAGTTGTTATGTTGTTAGTTTTACAAAAAATTCGTATATCGGTTAGCTGTTCGTAAGAATGCTCATAAGCGTTGCTTCCGAGTTTTATGTTTTTTCTTAAAGAATTAATAGGATCTATTAAAAGTCCATGATAATCCCAAGCATCTTTAATTGATTTAGCTAGAGCTAAGAGTTGTTTATAAGTATATTGCTGGTTGCAATCAATAAATTTAAAATGGTCATAAACAAACTTTAAAGAATCTTCATAATCTTTTTGCTCTATTTTGTTTATGGGTTTGCCCTCAATAAATTCTATCAACTTTTTTAAAAGAGAATATACATCGTTCTCGCTTGAGAAAACTAACCATCTTATTTTATGTTTAAGTGTGTACAATAACATTAAGTAAAAAGTAAAGTGTGTTTTACCTACGTTGTTATGTCCTAAAATAAAATTCATATTTCCTTGAACAAATCTAAAGTGAGAATCAAATTCTGTATGTCCTAGTGTAAGTGCTTCAGGTAATTTACCTTTTCTAAAATCGTTAAGTTTTTTTGAGTGTTCATCAAAGTTTATCAGCATTTTATAAATATAAAAAAAGAGGATAAGTTCCCCTATCCTCCTATATTATTAAAATGGCAAGTCGTCTCTGTCTGGAGATTGGTCGGTTGCGGAGACCTCTAATGTATTTTCTTTTAATCTCCATCCATTTACTGTAGTGAAGTAAACAACTTCTCCTTTTGGATTAGTCCACTCTCTACCTCTTAGATTATAATATACCTCTACATTGCTTCCTGCTTTCCATGCGTCTAATAATCCGCAGTTGTTCTGTGTGAAGTCGATACTTAATGATTGAGGATAATCTCCTCCTGTATCTAATATTAGTTTTCTAACTCTGAAAGTTCCTTTTTCTTGTACTTCGGTAATCTTTTTGATTTTTCCTTTTACTGTTCCCATTGTTTTATTTATTTATAAATTCGATTAATAATTGACTATCCACTAATACTGTGTGGATGTCTGATTGAGGTCTGTGTGCATGAAATTCGCATGCTGCTTTGACCATACTTTGTCTAACAATAAGTTGTTCCCTATTATTATTTTGTGGAGGTAGTGGATAAACTAGCTTTGCTGTTTTATATTCCTCATTAGTGATTGTGTAATCAACCTTATCTCCGATTTGTTTTTTAAATTCGCCTCTGGCGAGCATCTGAAAAGATTTGCCATCGTCAAAGGTTACTTGATACTTGTTAAATGTTCCTGAAGCGTTTGTATATTCGCCTCTAGGTTCAATAAATTTAATTTTTCCTGTCATAATTTAATAATTTGGTTTCTAATTCTTGTATTTTTTTCTCCATTGAAGTTACTCGTCTATAATATAATTCTATTAATTCGTCTTTAGGAGTTTTCATTTTTACAAAAGTATAAAAAAATATTTTATGTTTAACTATTGTTAACAACTTTTATTTTTTCCTGATAAACTTCTATCATATCTTTTAAATCTTGATCTGTAAATTTAGTGATTTGTCTTGATAACTTAATCAGCTCGTCTGCTGTTCCTACGCCATAAGTTTTATCTAAATAAATACCAAAGAGATAATTTTCACCTCCCATAAATCCATTGCATTTTTTGCATTGTGTTTGTACGTTTGTTGGATGCCATCTGGTTGCATAATGTCTGCGAGATACGAAATGTCCTGCGTCAACTTCTTTCCAATTTCTAATAGTATTACAAGTTATGCACCTTATCATACCATCCATTTCATATCTTGTTCTTATATAGATACTAAACAACTTGTCTAGTTTTTTTACTAGATATTTTCTTGATGGTTTTTTAGCCATTATACAATAGCATTGTCTATCTCTTGAATTAAATATCTTAATTCGAATTTTTCAAAAATACCTGAAATAGTTTCTTTATAAGTTCTTATAGAAACCTCATATTTACTATCTTTAGTATTATCTAGTCTTTTGACTTTTGCTTCAATATTCATGATTTTTTTTATAAATTAAATTTTTTATAAAGTTAGTTTTTTTTATAAAGTTAAAAAAATATTTGATATATATATATAAGTATTTATATTTATATTTTTATTTTTATTAAAATTAAAATAAAAATAAATATATATGTATATATGTATATATGTATATATATATATTAGCCTCCTTTAATTTTTTGGAATTTTTCAACACCTCTTGAGCCGAAGTATGCAACATAAACTGTTACTAATAAATTTTTAAGCAATTCTATCCAACTATTGTCAACATTAAAACCAATATCAAAAGAGTCTAATACTATAAGTAGCACCATTGAACAAGTTAAAAAGATTAATGCCATAGGTCTAGTGTTTTTAGACAGCCAACTATCCGACTTCATGTCGCTGCTCCACCTCTTTGAGACCTCCTGTAGCTCGATAGCGTCCATTTCAAGCAGTTTTAAGGCAGTTTCTTTATCTTCTAGGGGTAAGGTATCATCTTTAGAAATAACGTTCTTTAAAACGCCTAATAATCCTTTGTCTGGTAGTATATCTCCTACTAGTCCAAGTATTCCACTTCCTTTAGAACCGAGAAATTTTCCGACCTTAGTATCTCTAAACTTCTTT